CTTAGAGGTAAAGCAGTGCTATCAAGCTAGTTGCTGTGGGGTACCAGGGGACGAGTAAAAAAGTCCTTAGAAATCTTTCGAAAAAAAGATTATCTTACAAGGGGCACTCGCGTGGTAGCGGGTGCCCCACTTACTTTTTGTGGGGTGTCTTGACATATCCCGAATAGTAGGTGTACTGTTGGTTGTACCGTTCCCATGGACAGCTTCCTAAAACAACTTTCCAAGCCTGTTTCGGTACGCATGCTAAATGCACTGTCCCGTGGAGAACCCTCCGTAAAAGTGGCTAGGGAGATACAGTCCCAAGGCTACTGGCAGTCGCTGAGTGAGGATGCAGCAGTTAAGATTCTCAATCGTCTTCGCGCTAGGAGGGAAAGAGAGGCGAGGATGTCTACTTCTGTTTTGCAACCAATTGCAGCGGCCCCCGTTCCTGTTGTGGCCCCTCAGCCCACTGTAGCTGAGATCGTGTCTTCTAAATTGAAGACCGTACCTCTGTCTATTGCTCCCCGAGTGCTGGAGCATCTGGACGAGGTTTTGTGTGACCAGCGAGACCGCTACAAGAAGATGCTGGAAAAAGAAAAGATGGGCATACCATCAAAGCAGCTTAATGGAGTGATGCGGGACTATGTTGACTTCCTAGTTACCACGCAGAAGTTGCGTTTTGAGCTAGGGCTAGACAAGTTCCACTCTACTACTCCTGTCACTGCCAGCAGATCCACTGTATCCACTACTCAACTGCCTGATGGCACCGTAGTGCAGAAGCAGGTTTTTGAGGCTTTGACGGCAGTGGACAAGGTTTTGGCCAAGAATGGATTCTAAGTAGTGTGCCGCTCAACTTCAAGCTAAACCAGACTACTCCTCTAGACCCTTCCCCTCTTTCGGAAGATCCCACCCTAACAGAGGATATTGATGTCCTGTCAGCTAGGGTACATGCGTTTTTACGTAAGCACCTGCCCCTTGCGGATGCTAATGAGATTTTGTTCCAGGCATCCAGAATCCTAGACATACCCTCCCGTACTACGTTTTTGAGTGATGCGGTATTGATGGTGTCTTCCCGCGTGCTAAAGCAGCAGGTGGGGGAGGTGGCCGACATTCAGTACCGCTGGAAGCCCGTAGGGGTTGTTGAGTTTTTGACCTCCCCCGACTACCTGAACAAGGCAGAGGAAATTTACCCGGAAGTTCTCAAGTGTGCAGAGGAGTTGAATAGCGGGGGGTATGTAGAGGCGTGTTTGACCGGAGGAATTGGGAGCGCAAAAACTACCCTAGCTCTTTACACCACTGCTTACCAGTTGTATTTGCTCTCTTGCTTGAGATCCCCCCAGCGTTTGTACGGGTTAGATCCTTCGTCAGAAATTCTGTTCATTTTTCAGTCCATTACCAAGCAGCTTGCGGAGGGGGTTGATTACCAACGCTTCCGCGATATGATTCAGCACAGCCCCTACTTCACCAAGTACTTCCCCTTCGATAAAGGGCTGGAGAGTAGGATGGAGTTCCCGAATCGTATTTCTGTGGTCCCCGTCTCTGGTTCAGCAACCGCTGCTATTGGCTCCAACGTATTTGGTGGGGTGATTGACGAGTTGAACTACATGGCAGTGGTCGAGAAATCTAAGGTGAGTGTAGACAAAGGAACGTATGACCAAGCTATAGCAGTTTACAACTCCATATCTCGCCGTCGTAAATCCCGCTTCATGGAGGCAGGCAACCTACCCGGTATTTTGTGCCTTGTCTCCTCCAAGAAATATCCGGGCCAGTTCACTGACTTGAAGATGGAGGAAGCAAAGCGAGACAAAACCATTTACGTTTACGATAAGTGCGTGTGGGACATCAAGCCATGGGCTTTCAAAAAAGGCTGGTTCCATGTGTTCACAGGAGACTTGGCTAGGAAGCCCAGAGTTCTAGAAGAAAATGAGAGTGTGCGCGACGAGGATAGGGGTTTGGTGGTGGCCGTTCCCCTGGAGTTTAGGGAGGAGTTCAACAAAGACATCATCAATGCTCTCCGTGAAATCGCGGGTGTAAGTACGCTGGCACGGTATCCCTTCTTCGTTGAAGTTGATCGCATTGATGAAGCCTTTGACAAGGACAGAAAAAGTATCTTCAGCCAGACTACAGTGGACTTTGTTGATGCCCGGTTGGTGCTAGACAAGAGCTTGTTCTATCGGCCCGACCTGCCTAGATTCGTTCACATGGACCTTGCAATTAGAGGGGACAGTGCAGGGTTGTGCATTGGTACAGTGGTGGGCTTCAAGGAAGTTATGGACGGTGGCAGTAGCGTATTTCTACCCCAGTTCCACATAGATGGAACCCTGGAGATACGCCCCCCTCGCAATGGGGAGATCATCTTCTCCAAGATTCGCAAAGTCTTGTTTACACTGCGAAAAATGGGACTGAATCTTCGGTGGGCCACCCTAGACCAGTTCCAATCGACCGACACACAACAGATATTGAGACAGCAGGGGATGCTCACTGGGCAGCAGTCCATGGACCTGACCCCTTGCCGACCTTATGACACGCTCAAGGGGGCTTTTTACGATAGCCGCATATCCCTACCGGAACACCTCAAGCTGAGGAAAGAACTGCTGTCTTTGGAGAAGGACCCTAAAACAGGGAAGGTTGACCACCCGGCAGACGGTTGTTTCACGGGAGAAACCAGGGTGGCTTTAGCAAACGGAACCTGCCCTACGTTCAAAGAACTTGTCGATAGGTACAAGGAGGGGGAAGAGTTTTATGTCTATTCTATGGGGAAGGAGGGGGTTAGAATAGCCCCGGCTGTAAACCCTCGCGTAACTAAGCATGCAACGGAGTTGGTGGAGGTGCTATTAGACAACTACCAAGTAGTGCGATGTACCCCGGAGCACTTGTTTATGACTTTGGATGGAGAGTGGGTACAGGCCCAAAATCTTACTCCTGACGTTTCTATCATGCCTCTGTATAGAAGTTCCTCCATCAAAGGAGGTTGGTCAGATTATGAGAAGGTGTGGTGCCCAGTAAGGAAGTGCAGGGTTTTAACCCATCACCTAGCCTATAAGGGGGATAAGGGGATAGGGGGCCATATTCATCATAAGAACGATAACAAAAGGGATAACTCCCCTGACAACTTGGTGTGGCTTACCCAGCAGGAGCATTGCAGACACCACGGAGTCCGCAGGTGGGACGGAGTTAGGTCAGCCATGCTGAGGGGGCATACAGAATATTATCTGGACGCAGTAAATAGAGAGGCCCAATCCAATAGGCTGTCTGCTTTGTGGGCTAGTGGCAAGTTAGGCCCCCTAAGAGGTGCTTGCTCAATTGAGGGGTGTATTTCTCCCTCTAATGCTAGGGGACTTTGTGGTGCTCACTATCAGAAGGCTAGGAGGGCTAAAAAGCTACCTGAAAGAAGTAGTGGCAAGATAAACCACAGAGTTCTTTCAGTCACCAAGGTTTTGGTGGAGGGGGAACCTGTTTATGATTTGACGGTCCCAGACACACACAACTTTGCTCTGGCGTCTGGAGTATTTGTTCACAACAGCAAAGATGTTGCGGATGCCCTGGCGGGGGTGGTGTACGGTCTTACCCTTAGACGTGAAATCTGGGCCATGTATGGGGTGGCACCTGTGAATCCCTCCTACCTAAGGGATGTCACTGCCAGTAAGGGACCGTCAGAGGACAGCTACCAGCAAGAGTTTTAACCCTCTTGACAAACTTCCGTAGTTGTGGGATACTAGGTTTGTAAGCAAAGGAGTGCTGAAAAAATGTTTGACCAAGAAACAGGCTACCCATTGTATGACCCTCGGGATGTAGAGGAGGACGAGTACGTGGACTGCATTTGCTATGAGCAGGCAGGGGACAACCTGGATTGCCCCAAGCATGGTTCAGACTTGCACATTTTGGTTCCCGAAGGTCCCGTGGTTGATGATGGCCCTCAGGAGTGCCCCTTCTAAAATGAGGACCGAAGCGATTTTATTCCCGAAAGGGGACAATGGGAACGCAGTTGACTCTCTTCTCTCTACTTGGAGAGAGCAAGGTATTTTGGCTCGCAAAGCCCTGTCTTCAGTCGAAGAACTAATGCCTGACCTACTCAGCCTGTACTCTCCTAGAGTGTATGAGAATGTGGGGGGCTATCATTCCCCAAAAGTTCTGGGTGCGTACCTAACCTGGGCTTCTATGGAAATCTCTTGCCTAGATTCCGTAGAGAAAATACCTTCACCTATGAAGGTGCTGGCCACTTGTTTGAAGGACTTGGTTGACCGTAAGATTTCTCCATTTTTTGTGGCCCCCAAACTTCTGGATGCCGTGAAATGCACGGATTTCAAAGACCCCATAGACTTCTCTACCTTGCCTCTACCATTTGAGTCTGGTGTTTTTGTTCTGCCACGGGGGGCGTTAGTACACCCTACAGACGGGGATGCCGGGGCTATCATTTGGTCCAGGACTGTGGCTGGAAAAGATTTTGTCTTACCCGTTCCTAGGTGGGTGAAAGAAAATCCCAACACAGAGCTTGCTGAGGCATGGCGTAAACAATACGAAAGAAAAATCACCTGTGACACAGGTGGTCTGGGGTTAGTTGCACTTTGCCCAGACACAGGCTATTGGTACGACCTCACCTATCTAGCCGATGGATCTCTGCTGAATCTTAAAAACCCCTTCGACCTTGCGGATCAGCCAACTCCGCAGTCCCCTTTCGACACTCCACTGCGTGAGCAGGACGGGGAGTTTTTACAGAAGATGGTCTCCATCTTCTTCGGTGTGATTATGGCTATGCTGGCTCGCCCAACTCTATTGGAGAAAGAGTGCCGGGTTGCCACCACAAAGAAGAAGCGGGAACGTGAGTTCTGGAGCCCCAACGTAGTTGGTAAGTATTATCAGCCTGTGCATCAAAAGGGGGATGGCACTCACTCCAGCCCTCGCATGCACTGGAGACGTGGGCATTACCGTAACCAAGCCCATGGAGAAGGGCGCAAGGAAAGGAAGATTTTGTGGATAGAGCCAATGTTGATAAGCGCGAAGTGACGGCAGAGGGTTCGGCAATCAAGTGCAACCCGAAATATCCAGTAGACTATCTATTGCTGCCCAACAGCCGGGTGCAGGCCATCAAGTATTTGCTGGTTACTTCAGAGAGGTTGGAGAAGGCAGAGAGAACCAGGAGAAAGGGGGTTATTGAGCGATTGGTCGAGCGGTTATTCGGGTGATGGAGGCCCGAAGTATGCGACTCTTAGCTACACTGTTTTTATTGATCTCCTTGCCACTAGTGGCACACGCACCCATCAAAGTGTTTGTTGTCCCGCCAAAGACTAGGGTAGTGGAAAGATTGTTCCAGGCCCTGAGTCTCATTGAGCACTGCATGAAGTGGAACAACCCCGGATGCCTAAAGTTTGCAGGCCAAGCAGGTGCGGTAGAAAATGACTTGGGGTACGCGGTGTTTCGTAGGTTAGAGCAGGGGGAGCTTGCCTTGCGTAGAAGGATTCTGAGGGGAAGGGGGCTGCGGGTTGACCTTTTTTTGAAGCGGTATAACCCAGAGCACGCCGATACCTACCCCACCAAGGTATTGCAACAAGCTAAGCTGCATCCTTGGGAAAGAATAGAGTAACCACGGTTTATAAATGGAGGCACCATGGGGAAGGCAAAGTCTATGACGGTCGATACTCAGGATAGACTCCACCGACTAGAAGAGGATGTCAAACAGCTTCGTGAGGTTCTTCAGGAAGTAGCATTGCCCCCCTACACTGATAGTGATTTGGAAAGCCTCCTCACCACGTTACGAGTAAGAGCGGAGGGGGTTTTGAGGAGTACGGAACATGACTAAAGACGAGCTAAACCTATTTGAAAAATTGGTTAAGGGGTCTCTCCAAGTCATTACAACTTCTAGTACCCTCCCCATATGCTACTTGTGTGAGAAACCTTCCCCCCACTTGTCTTACATAGAGGGGCATGCCTTGTGCCCTAACTGTGTAACTGAGATCCTAGTTTTCTAAAAAAACTTTGCGTTGTTGGTTGCCCCGGTGCCATAATGCCGACTGGAGGCAATCCACACATGAACTTGCATTACCAGGGCACCGGGCTTATCACCAGATCCGCTCTTCAGAAGAAGGACGACCCCGCCCCAGAAACCACGGAAGCCCACAACCAACCCACCCCAGTAGCCAAGTGTACTGGCTCCCTTCAGTCCCGTTCTTCCCAAGAACAACCCAACAAGAAAAAGCTGCGTAAATACGAGGGCATGGTTGCCTCTCCCATGAACCTAGCGGCTATTGATGCCTCCCTGACCAACGCTAACAGTTAGCTAAGAGAGTTGTTGCACTCAGTTGCACACCACTGTATAAGGTAGGGAGGACTAAATCAGATGCCAGCGTATAATGCAGCCACAGCCCCCGTTGTTACCCCTGGCCGACCTTCCACTGTGTGGAACGCGGAAGCCAGCACTGGAGTGACTACTAGTCAACAGGTGTCTTTCCACCGTGACCACTTGCCGAATTGCTGCTCAGTGGAAATTCTTTTTTCTGGCGCTCCAGGAGCCTTCCAGATTGATTTTCAGACGGCAGATACGGATGCAGATGCCTACTACGTAACCAAGGCTTCTGTGAGTGCTGTGAACAGCGGTAACGTAGCGCGTCTTGAGGTACCTACAGTGGTGGCTAAATTCGCCCGTCTGAACAAGACCTCTATTGCTAACTCGGTAAACGTGACGGCAAAGATTTTCTAAAGGAGATTAGGACATGGCAGCAACAGTACTGATTCGACGTTTGACGGGTGCAGGCCCTACGGCAACGGACATTACCTCGATCAACACACGCGCTAATGCGTATGATGGTCACTCCACTGCGGACACCACTTACCCCATTCAGATTCCGGTGGCAGGCACCAACTACTCGTTTTGGGTGGTGACGCGCCTGGATTGTACGGTTACGCCTTCCAGCATCATCAACAACCTCAAGTGGTACACCGATGGTGCGAATGGTTTTGGCACTGGTGTCACCATGAAGGTGAACACCGCTACGGGCTATGTGCAAGCTACGGGTACGCAGGGAACCACGGGAGATCAGTTGACCGTGGGCAACTACGCTACGCTTGCGGGTGCTCCTGGTGATGCCTTCAGCTACACCTCCGGTTCGCCTCTGTCCGTTACAGGCTCGATCAGCAACCCGAGCACTGGCCAGTTTGGTGATCGCGTGGTCTACCAGATCGAAGTTGCCAGCACGGCTTCTCCCGGCGCTACTCCGACTGAAACGATCACCTGGAAATATGACGAGGTCTGATTTTTCAACGACTTACAGACCTTTTTAGGGTATGCTGAAGCCATGAACGAACAAATTGCTTACTTGGCCGGGTTGATGGATGGAGAAGGGACGTTCTCCATCCAGATCCAGGTGAAGAAGGGCCGGATCAATGTTGGCGCACGCATGTCTATGACACTACACTACGGCACTGAAGTTCTTGACCTTTTGGTGAAGCACTTTGGCGGCAGTATCTACCCCTACCCCAATGC